CCCCTGCCACCCGGCGTCGTCGGGCTTCCCGCCGCGGCCGACCTTCAGCCCGGCGACCGCCAGCACAGCCACGACAGCGTCCGTGTGGGGGCGGGCCGCCGCAACGGACAGGATCACAGGATGTCCCCCGCCGCGTACGCCATCGCGGACACGGCGTGGGGGACGTGCCGGTTGAACGCGGGGATCATGTACGGCTGCGGTGCCGTGCCGGGGTGCTGCACACGGGCTACGGGATGCCGGGCGCCGGGCCACCACAGAGCTTGCGCGGTGCGGGGCCGGATCTCGTGCGGCGCCGTCCCGAACTCGATGTGTCCGCCGTAGGAGGCGTAGGGGCCGGCCTCAAACCCCAGCCGGTCCTCGTCCAGGTCGACACCGATCGTGGACCGCAGGTGCCCCGTATCGACGGGTGCGTTCACCTGACCGGTGCGGACCACATCATGGCCCGTTTTGTCCACGATCCGCTCGGTCTTCTCCCGCACCCGGCGACCCGCGGACCCGAGGTCGTCGGCGAGGCGACGCACCTCCGACACGTCCACACGCATCACGCCGCCCCCTCCTGGAGTTCTTCAGCGACAACGTTCCGCTGCCACTGCTCCGACGAGTACGCCACGTCCACCACCCGCACCGCGACGCCGACGAGCCCCGCGTCCGCCGCGGCGGTGACCGTGACGGTGTCACCGACCTGGATTGGGTCCGTGTCGTACAGGACGCCGATGTCGTAGCGGCGGGGTGTGACCTGCCAGTCCCCTGCGGCGCGGTGCCGCTCATCAGTGCGGGGCACGAACCGGCACGGCCCCTCGTACACCGTCGCCGCCGGGGGCGGGGTAACGGTGCCGTCCGGCCCAGTCGTCGCGGCACCGGTCCGGCGGGTGATCGCGCACGCCGCAGTCATCGCCGACGACGCCACCGGCCGGTGATGGCTGTTCCAGTCCGCGTGGAAGACGCCCGTCCCTTCCAGCGGCACCGGTCAGCCCTCCAGCCACTCGGCGGCCTCACCGCTGTAGCGGCGGCGGTACGGGTCACGGAAGTCCACGACATCGAACCCGCCACCATCGGTGGCGTCGTCGTCCTCGTCGTCGTCGGCCTGTTCCCGCAGCCTCGCAGCCCGCGCGAGAAGCGCGTCCGAGACCTTCGCGCCGTCCGTGGTGAGGTCCTGCGTCTTGATGACCTTGGAGACCATCGCCTCCGAGGACGCCGCAGTCTCCAGCGCCGCCGCCGCGGCACGCTTAATCAGGGCTGTGCCCGACCCGCGCGCCATGCTCAGGAACGCCTCGATCTGCGCGTCACTGAACAGCAGCCCCGCAGTCTCGTTGACGTCCGGGACGAGGAGACGCACCTTGCCGACATCGGTCTCGTAGTCGATCGCCATGGCGTCCCCTCCTCCCGTCAGGTCGCGATGACGCCGGCGGCCCGCAGCGACGCCAGTAGCGCGTTGAGTTGATCCTTGGTCTCGTTGATCAGGTCGGCCTCGGGCTGACCGTACGTCGCGTCAGCGTCTGCCGTCGCGACGCTCGCGACGGCCGCGCCCTGGTCGAACCCCGCCACATCGTCGGGGAGTTGCGCGTTGGGGATCTTGCCGTCGGTGTCGAGGGTGGCCAGCCCGCCAGGCTGGCCCTTCGCGGTCTCGGCCATCAGGTGTCCTCGCCCTTCTTCGGCGTCGGCTTCGCAGTGGTCGTCTTGGTGGTGCGCCGCGGCGCGGACTTCGTCTTAGACGCCTTCACAGGCGCGGGCTCCGCCACGGCGGAAGGTTTCGGGGACCGGCGTCGGGGAGTGGAGGAGCGGGCCGGGCGCACAGCAGCACCCGACCCGCCCGTGTCCTCGACGGGGCCAGAGGACACACCCCTACCGCCCTCGGGGGCCGGGACGGCAGGCTCACGAAGCTCCACCTCCCCCTCACCACCGGTCGGCGGCGGTGAGGGCGGGAGACGGTCCAGCATCTCCCCGAGACGCCCCTCAACGTCACCGAGACGGTCGTGGATCGCCTTCAGGTACCGCTGTGTCCCATCCCGGGGGGTCGGTAGCCCGTCACCCATCGGATCAGGCCCCGCCGCCGTCCGACGCGACACCCATCTTCGGGTCCATCAGCGTCCCACCCAGGACGTGGCGGACCTTGTGGCGGATCGCGTCGGTCTCGAAGTCGCCGTCCTCCACGGGCGCCATCCCGCCACCGACCCGCATGCTGTCGGGGGCCTTGACGAACACCTCGGGCTGCTCGTGACCGCGGAGGAAACCGACCTCCATCGCCGGGCGACCGGCCATGGTCTGCCCGAACAGGTACCACGCCGAGTTGCCGGTGGTGGTGTCCACGATCGGGAGCCACGGGTTCACGATCGGCGTGACCCTGCGGGACAGCCAGTTGTTCACCCGAAGCTGGTTCGAGCCGGTGCCGTCGCCGCCACCGCTGGCGGCGTCGATCTGCACGGCGTTGAGGATGTTGTTCGCGACGACCTCCAGCGCCGGCGGAACCACCAGGTTCAGCCGGTCGATGAAGATCGGGTTCCCGTCGCTGTCGCGCTGCGCGGCGAGGACCGTCATCGCGGCCTCCAGCGCCTCCACGCTCAGGGCCGGGTTGTCGGTGACGACGTTGCCGTTCCCCGCAGAGAAGAACGTCGAGTTCGGGCCCGTGCTGGACGCGTACAGCTCGGTGACGAACTTGTCCTCCGTCATCCGCGCCGCCCGACCCAGGATCAGCGGCAGCTCCCTGAACGCGTCGAGGTCGTCGTTGACGCGCATCTCCCACGTCCAGTCCAGACGCCGGCCCCGCTTGGTGACCTTGTACTCGTAGGAGCCGGGCACCACAGCGGCCTCGGGGTACTCGCCGCGCTCCGGGACCTCAGCGAGCGTCGAAGACGCCCCGTCGAGGGTGAACCGCTTCACGTTGCGGAAGTCGCGGACGGTGCCGCGGCGGGAGTACTGCTGCCACGTGGACGGCCAGTCCTGGTACGCGCCGAGGACCTGACGGTCCAGGATGTCGGCGAACAGCAGGGAGAAGTCCGAGATGGTCATGGCCTCCTCGAAGTCGAGGATGGCGCGCTTGGAGCCCTGCACGGCGCGTTCGTACAGCCGTGCCGCCTCCACCAGATGCCGCTGGTAGGTGCGGTCCGTTCCCCGGCGCTGCCGGACACCGCGGATGCTGCGGCCGCCGCCCTCCGACAGCCACGAAGGGCTGGCCTGCTCCGCGGGGCGAGTGCCCTCATCCGGCAGGGTCGTGAGATCCGTCATGACGTGTGGTCCTTTCCGGCTCTCAGTAGCCGACCTTGACGCGGATGGTGGACGTCGCCCCGGAGGACACGGCCTCCAGCGCGTAGCCGAACCGGACACCGTTGGAGGCGTCGGCGTTCAACTTGTGGGGGGTCGCGGCGGAGTCGTAGTACACGAGCGCGCCGACCGCGATGGCGGCGTCGGTGGTCGTCTCGCCCTTCACCGGCAGGTCGAACACGCCGTCGGTCTGGATGGTGGCGTTGCCGTCGTCGTCCTCGGTGGTGAGCGCCACCCCCGGGAGCTGACCGATCACGACCGGGTCACCGGACAGGACCAGCCCGTCGGTGCCGGTGCCGGTGACGCCGGACACGTCCGCCTCGAACTGGCGTCCGCGCTCGAACACACGGTTGGTTGCCATGTCAGCCACGTCCCTTCGCTGCCGTGGTGGCGGCGCTCTCGCTCATGCCGATGGTCTGGAACACCTCGGCGAGTTCGCCCTCGACGTTGACCTGCGGCTCGTCGCCACCGCCGAGGCCGCGGACCTGCCCGACGCCGGCCTCCTCCGCGAAAGCCGTCAGGTAGGAACGCTGGTCCTCGATCGCCGTGCGGATGTTCTTGACCAGCGCGGCCTCGTCGAGGCTGCCCTCGTCGTTCAGGGGAACGTTGTCGCCGGTGACGGCCTCGATGACGCGGGCGTGCGCGACCTTCGGTAGCGTCGACTCCGCGAGGGTGGCGGTGGCCTTGGTGCGGGCGGCGTCGTTCGCGCGGAGACGCAGGTTCTCCTTGCGGGCCTCGTCGAGCTGCGTCTTGGTCTCGGCGAGTTCCCGCTCGTTCTCGCCGTGCTTGGCGATCGTCAGCTCGGCCTCAGCGAGCTTCGCCTTGGTCTCGGCGAGCTCGGTCCGCAGCGCGGACTCACTCACCTCGGTCGTCTGGGCGCCGCCGCTGGGCGGTGCGCCCTGGACGGTGGTGCTCTCGGTCATGAGAGCCTCCTCCTTCATGGGCTGTGCCGGCGGCGCCGGCGACTTGTGTTCCGCCTCAACGGCGGGGTCGGTAGGGGGCGGTTCGGTCTCGGACGCGGACGTCAAGGAGCCAGACGTAGACCAGTGATCCGGGATCATGTCGGACTTCCCGAGCGCCTTCGCGCGGCGGACGATGTAGGCGCGGATCTTGTTGTGGGAAGATCCGCCGCGGCCGACCGCGCGGATCGCCCTGCGGAGGTCTTCCTCATCGGCGATGGGGTACGACGGTTCGCCCTGGTCGTTCTTGATAGCCTGGCCCTTGGCGAGCATCTGCCGGAGCTGCTCCGCGCTGTACTTCGCCTCGCTGACATCCGCGTCGCCTGCGCTGTGATTCCGCGCGGATTCCAGCAGAGCCATGACCTTCCCCCCCGCCCCGGCCCGGGTCACGAAGTCGACGCTGATGCCCTCGGTGAGCGCGGTGATGATCGGCCCGCGAATGCTCTCGTCGTGGCTGGGCTCGGCGATCCCTGCCGCGCGGATGGACATGCCGATCGCGTCGGCGACTCCCTCGATGAGGGGGGCGTAGTGGGGGAACACCTCGATGTCGGCGTACAGGCCGTCACGCTCGTAGGTGGCGTCGGTGGTGAGGCGGCCCGCGAGGTCCTTCACGGATCGTTCGGGGCGGTCGGACGCTTCGGTCATCGACGGGTGATCGCAGTAGACGTGCGTGCCTGCGGGGAACGCAGTCGGTCCGTCGCGGCGGAGGGTCTCAACGGGGTAGAACCCGGAGCTGCCCTGGATGCCGCCCTCGATGAGGCGGGCGCGGAAGCGTCGGGATGTGGGCGTGCCGGACGCCGCCTCTACGAGCGGCGCGGTCTCGGAGAGGCGAACATCAGGCAAGGCGCTGCTCCTTCGGTCTTACGTGCTGGCCAGATCTCTGACCGGGGTTGGGGTGTACGAGTCGCGCCAGCCGGGATTCTGGCGCCGCCGGGCGAGGTCACGCCACGCGACCCGGCCGGAGTCCAGAGCGGCGAGCCGCGCCGGGCCCATGATCTGTAGCTGCTGGTCGCGGGGCAGCGCCCTGAACGTCGCCTCCGCGTCCGGGATCACGTCTTCGGGTTCGTCCATGTCGATTCCGAGGTCACGCCACGACACAGCCTTTGGGGCTCTGCTGCAGCGGCACTGCTGGTGGCCCAGCGGCCCCGGCTCGGTGAGTGGGTGCTGCGTGCCGTGGAGACTCCAACATGCGGCACAGGTCCGGGAGTCGAGACGGGCGAGCCAGGTCCATCCCTGCAGCACGTCACGGGACGCGTCCTGCGTCGCCCTCGCCGCCTCACGCCAACTGTCGATGACCTCAGTCCTAGCGATCACCAAGGCGCGGCTGAGACCGCCGTTGAAGGCGCCCTCCACCCGGCCCACCATCCGCCGCGCCGTCTCCCTGGGGTTCGTGCCCGTCCGGACACCCCGCACCAGCTCGATGCGCATCGCCGCGACCGCGTCCGGCGTCAGTGGGCGCGTCAACGAGTGGATGCGTTGCCGGGTGCGGGCACGGATCGCGTCAATCGCGCGTTGGTGGAACCCGCCCGGCACGGCGGAGGCAGCAGCGTGACCGGGCGGGAGCTGCGAGGCGATGACGCTGCTCTGATCGTCGGCGGCGCGTTCGGTAACAGCGTCGGCGGCACGGTTCGTCTCCGTCACCACCAGGTCGGTGAGGGCGTCCAGGGCACGCTCGGCGGCGGTGAGGGCTTCCTGTAGGGCGGGGTGGGTGTCGATGGTGCGGCGCCCCGGCCACTCCTCCCCGTCGCCCACCATGTCCTCGATCGCGGTAGTGAACAGGCGAGCGAGGACGTCCCACGCCTTCACCCACGCCGCAGTCAGTGCCCGCACAGCGGCGTCCACGACTCTCCCGACCGCTGTGACGGCGGCGCGGGCCAAACCCATCGTGCGGGACGTGAACGCCATCAGCCTGGAGAAGGCGCCTGATGGATGCTGATCGAGACGATGTGACCCGCAGCGATCATCGTGAGACCGCCGCCCGGTCTCGGGTAGCTCAACGAGTTCAGGTCACGGAGGATCCGCCCTGACTGTTCAGTTGCCGCATCCATCGACTCGAAGTCCGACGTGGTGAAGACGTGCTTCTCGCCCGTCACATCCACGACTGTGAACTCAATGCGCATGGGCCCCGCCTATTCGCGTTCGGGTGGTTCAGGGCTGTCCCCACCCGTGAGCGGTGCGGGGTCCTCGCCGCGGCGGAACCTGTCCGCCGCCGCCTGCCCGGCTGTCACACCCGGCGGGACGAACTCCCCGTCCGGCCCGGTCACTTCGTCGAGGATCTCGTCAACGTCCTTCACCCCAAGCGCTTGGAGCAGCAGCCGGAGCGTCACCAGCGGCGGCATGTATGTGGTCTGGTCGGCCTTGGTGATCGCGTCGATCATCAGCGACGGGGGCACCTGATCAATGTCGGGCCAGTCGACGTCGATGGTTGCTTCGGCGCGGCCCCTCAGCTTGAACCGCTCTCTCGTGCCGTCCTGGGTGATGACGCCGCGGAGTGTGCCTTCGGGGGCGCGGATGCTAGCGAGGATGACGTGGCGGACGATCGCGACGATCGCTTCCTGCCACACCGCGCGCCGCCCGGCGGCCATGTTCTCCGTCGGGGTGTTCAACGTTTCGGCGGTAGCGCGGGCCCCGACGAGACCAGGGTCACCGAGCAGCATCGTGACCGGGACGTCCAACGCGGCGGCGACCATCGCAGCGAGCGGACGGCCCGACTCCGAATCGATCGTGGCGCCCGTCTTCGGGATCGCCTCCAACATCTGATCCGGTGCCTGGATCGCGGTGGCGCCGGCGTGGTTGGGTTCACCGGTTGAGCGGTCGCGGGTGGGTGCGGCGGCGAGCTTGGTGCGGGCGCTGGCCTGCTTGGAGCCCTTGGAGGTGAGCCGCCACGCAAACCTGGACAGGGACCGGACCAGCGTGGCCCAGTCGGTGAGGAAATCCTTGTAGGCGCGGGCCCAGTCGATCGCCGCATAGGCGTCCCCGATCCCGAACTTCCACCCGGACAGGGCGTTGACCTTGACGTGGACGACGGGCGCGTCCCACCGCACCTCAACGTCCTCACCGGTCACGTCACGGATGCGGCGCAGCCGCGTGACGGGCCGGTACCCCAGCGCCGGGTAGTACACCACCTTCGGCTTGTCGATCGTCCCCGAGCTGGTGCGGGTCTGCTTCCACGTCTCATGCCGGTAGAACCACGGCTCTGAGGAGTCTTCGGGGTTGGTGATGACGTCGGTGACCTCATCCCACGGGAGCAGCCGCATCTGCACACGGCCGTCGCGGGGGTTGGTGAACAGCACCGGGAACAGGTTCCCGTCCGTGCCGAGCGCGAGTTCGTTCTGTTCGCGGGCGGTGGCGCCGAAGAACGTGCGGAGGTTCCCCTCGTCCTCCATGAACTCTTGGACGACCTTCCCGACCTTCGGGTCACGGGACGTGATCTCCACGCCCTGACCCCACACGTACGCCTGCCGAATGCTCAGGCCACGCTTGATCAGCGGCGACTTCACCGCCATCACCCGGCACGCCGCCGTTATCTGCCGCAGCCCGTCACGAGAGAACTCATCCGTGGCGCCGGCGGTGAGGGACTCCCAACCCGGCTCATGCATCCGCGCCTCAAGGTCCGCGAACGACTCCTGTAGGAAGTCGACGGTGCGGCGCTCCACAGCGAGGGCCTCAGCGAGTTCAGCGCGGCCGGTCGCGCGGTACCACGTCTCCTGGACACGGTCGATCACACCCACTGCGCATCCCCCCGGGTCGGTGACTAGTAGGGGCTGATGTCCACGAGCCCGTCCTCGAAGTCCTCGTCGTCGAGGATCTCGTCGGGTGGCGGCACGTGCGCCTTCGCGAGCATCACCGCGTCCGCCCGGTCAGGGCTGGGCAGGCCACGCTTACGCATGTCGTCCTTCGACTCGATCAACACCTGACCGCGGGCCGTGTACTTGTACTTGATCGCACCGAGTTCCGCGGCGAGCTGGTCGTCGGCGGGGTCGATGTCGATGTCGCCGTCCTCGAACCGCTGCCGCAAACCCCACCACCACTCGGCGCGGGCGTTCACGAAATGCTCCCTATCGGCGGCGGCGGCACCCGACTGCATGTCCACCACGTCGTGGCCGGCCTCAACGAGTTCGTCGACGACGCCGGAGCCGACACCTACACCGTCCACGCGGATCTCGTGTGCGGCGTGTTCGCGTTTCGCCACGATGACGTGGCCGGTGGTTTCGGTGGTGCGGAGTTTGGCGTGTTCGGCGACGATCCGCACCACGGGGCCGCGTGCGGTGGCGATGATGGTGGAGTCCGACCCGAACCGGGCGACGTCCACCCCGAGGACGGTGTGCGGGCCAGGGTTCAGGGTGCGGGCCTGCGCTGCTTCGATCCACCGCGGGGAGATGAGGGTGTCGTCGCCGATCTCCGGGAAGTCACCCAGAACCTTCGACACGTAGCGGGGGGAGTTCTCGCCCCACCGTTTGCGTTTGTCCTCCACCCACTCCGGTGACAGCAGCAGCGGCCGCAGCTTCTCCGGGACGGGTTCGTCGGTCAGGTTCGGGGTTTCCAGGCCGTTGATCCGGATGACGTTCCACCCGGAGCCGGGCTTGCACACCTTCCCGAACTCGGTGTTCGGATCATCTGGGTTGCCGATCGCGAGGATGCGGCAGTCCGCGTTCGTGGTGATCGCCTCAGCCGCCGTCCACAACTGCTCCGGCACGCCGCACGCCTCGTCGATGATGACCAGGACGTAGCGGCGGTGGATGCCCTGGAAGCCGTGCTCGTCGGTGTCGGCTGGTTTACGGCCGTACCCGACGAGGGTGCCGTCGTCTAGTTTCCACTCGTCCGACTGCAGCACTCGCCCGGGCAGCACGTTCCCGGTGGCGGTGGCGCGGCGGACGCCGGCGCGGATCTCCTCCCACAGGATCGCATGGACCTGCTGATACGTCGGGGCAGTCGAGGCGACGAACGCCTCACCGGGCGGGTGCGCATCGATCCACCACTGCCCAAGCGTGGCTGCTAGGAAGCTCTTGCCAGCGTCGTGGCAGGACTTCACTGCGGTGCGGCGTTCGGTCACCACCGACCGGGCGATCTCCCGCTGCTTCGACCACAGGTGCACACCCTGCTTCGCCCGCGCCCACCCGACCGGATCATCCAGCCACGGGTTCGGTTCAGTGGACGCTTCGAGTTGGTCAGCCGCCCGAGACAACACGGAGGTGGCGGGCAACACCACGGCGCGCCTCCGCTTGCTGCTCAGTGGGCAGACCCAACTCCTCCAGCGTCATCGTGACGGCGTAGGTGACGAGGTCGGCCTGCTGCTGCTCGATGCGGGCGAGACGCTCGTCGATGTTCAGTTTCGCCATCGCGGTCAGGAACCGCTCGCACCTGTCGAGGGCCCGCTCGAACAGCGCGACCTCGGAGCGGAGCTGCTCACCGCCGTCCGTCGAGTACCGCAGCGACGTGAGTTCGTTGACCTTGGCGGCGAGGCCGTCCTTCCACGCCACCACCTGCCCGGTAATGCGGGCCAACTCGGTGAGGGGATTGTCGACCGGGGGTGCGTTCAGGTCAGCGAGGAGGCGTTCGGCCTGCTGGTTGAGGGCGGCGGTGCGGTGGTTCTTTGTGTTGCCGCCGTGGGTGCGGCAAGGCCCGAACCCGAGGTGGTCGGTTCCCCACCCGGCGGGCCGTTGGCAGTTGCCTTCACCCTGGCGTTTCTTCGCTCCGCAGCAGGGGTGTCCATGGCCTGGGCTGGTTGGAGGCTGCTCCATGACCTTCACCCCCGGTCATGATCGTTCTTACCCGGTGGTTCACTCACCAGCCGTACTCAGGGGGATCTGCCCATCTGATTCGGCAGCCCGCCTGAGATAGCGAGCGGCGGCCTCAAGACGGTCAGGGTCGTCCCCGAGGATCCCCATTCCCCAGTTGCATCCGCGACACAGGATGCCTCTGACAACCCCCGTCTTGTGACAGTGGTCGATGTTGCACGACTTCATGCCCGTTCGGATCAGTTCGGTGCGGCAGATGGCGCACCGACCGTCCTGTGATGTCCACAGGTCTTCGTACTGCTCGTCTGTCAGTCCGTACTTCGCTGGGCCCCGATCATGCTTGATCGGTTCATAAACGGTCGCCCGTTCTTGCACCTTGTGGTTCGGGTTGCCGTACCTCTTCCATCGCCAGTAGTGCCTCCCACACCATCCGCGCGAGGTGGCGGGCAGGGGGCAACCTCTGACGGAGCACTTCTTCTTTACTTTGCGTAGGGGGGCGAAGACGTCCGCGTCGTCAGACGCAGCAGTACTACGATCGGTCATGCTGACCTGCTCTCTCAGGTTGGCCGTGCCCCCGGGCGGTTGCAGCCGTCGCGGGGGTCTCGCTTATTTGTTCGATTATCTCACGGATTCAGAGCCTGCGGTGCCCATTGGCCGCCTTCTCCCGCCGGTTGGGAGGTGTGACTTCCCGCAGGTCAGAGGCTTGTGGTCAGCGGGCCTTCCTGCGTTGCCTCCAGGCTGACGCGAAGATCGCCAGCACCAGGGCCGTGAGTGCCGCGATGACGGCCAGCATCACTACCCGGACCAGGTCGATCGCGCCGTGCGGGAGCTGGGCTGTGACGGCGTAAAGGCAGATGTAGAGCACGAGGATAGGCACCGGCCGGACGGTGACCTGCCAGCGCCATAGCCGTACCGGCCAGCGCTTCACGGCGTCTCTTGGTCGAGGTAGGGGCGGGCGAGAGACTCCAAAGCGGAGCGGGCCATGGCATCAGGCCGCTCATGCTCGTAGAGGAGATCCGGCGCAGCAGCGAGCAGGTCCCGCTTGGCGGCGACGTCGGCGAGGACACGGGACGGGTCGTAGATCAGCGCCCACGAGTTGTGGTGGTTGGGCAGCCGGTCCTCGCCTGGCTCCCACTGCTGGTATTCGCCGTTCCGCTCCCCGTATGGGTCGTCAACGAGCATCGGCTCTTCGACGTGGCCGTCGTCGCAGGCGTACAGCCGGTACGGCTGGCGTACGCGCTTGGCGGCCTCCTCGTCGGCGTCCAGTCCGGCCGTGATGACCGCGATCAGTTCGTCCAGGGTCATGGACGCCGCACGCTCAGCCGCGCTCACCAAGCCTCCAGCGAGATACCGTAGTGCGCCGCGACAACCTCAACCGTGCGGCACGGCCACTCCGGATACTCACACTCGTAGCCGTCCATGTCGTCGCCCTCGCACTCGCCGCGCTCGTTCTCGCAGTGCAAGTCCAGGACAGCGCGGGCGAGCGGGTCCGTGATCGCGGCTAGCCGCTCCCGTGCAGCAGCAAGCCCCTCGGTGCGGGCTTCAGCCTGGCGTCTTGCCTCCGCCGCGCTGCGCTCCATCTCCGCGCGTTCCTCCGCCGTGGGTTCGACCACGCCAGCGGCGAGAAGCATGTCCCGGGACATGGGGATGACGGCGCCGCGCTTCACAGTCGTCATGCTGAGCGGCTCGGTCATGACAGCAGCTCCGGTTCCCACACCCACCGCATCGTGTGAACCTCACGCGCCACAGTCACATGCGCGACACGATCCCGGCGCCCGGCAAGACACCCGTCACAAACGTTGATCTCCAGTTCGCCGCGCGTACCGTCGAACTCCGACCCGAAGCCGGGGCTTGCGCGGAACGACACCGCGTCAACCGGCTGCGCGTCACCCTCCCCCACGGGGGTGAGGGTCTTCCCGCACACCAGGCACGGCAGCGGGGTCTGCGGTGCGATCCTCCGGGTGCTCACGGGGTCTGGCTCCTCAGTGCGAGCCGGGGATCGCAGCCGTTGGGGCACTCCCACTGCCCGACATGGAGCACCGGGAACCGCTCACCCCACGTCCGGGCGTCCACCGACTGCGGCTCCGCGTCAGTAGATCCGCACACCGGGCACGGCGGCCACTCCTGAACCTGCCACTCCTGCCCGGTGAACGTACCCATCGGATGACCGTCAGCGGGCTCGACCTGCCCGTCCAGGTTGAGGCGCCAGCGGCGAGACTTGGCCAGGACCACCGCGCTCATGACGCCGACTCCCACCACGGCGGCGACCCGGAACCATACACGTCGATCTTATAGAGATCAGCCGAGAACATGTTGATTGAGGCTGGCCCCTCGCCGCCGTCTGGCAAGCGAATCCATACGACATCCGCCATCGTCACCAGCGGGATGTCCTCGCTGACATCGGCGGTGCCGAGCCACTGCTTGCGGTCACCGTCCGGCCCGACACGCAAGTCAACGTCGGCGAAGTACTCCGAGCCGTCGCGACCAACGAACACAGCCGGGCCTTTGTAGAAGTCTGCAGAGGGGCTGCTCACGTCTCCTATTGTCCCAGATCCGTGAGGGTTTCGCAGGTTCACCAAGCCCCCGCGCCCCGACCGGCAGCACCCCTTGAGCGACCGGCCGGGACGCGAGGGTGCACGCCCCGGAACGGGGGCACCGAGAGCGCGCGGGTGAGGGCACACCACAGGAGAGGGTGTGCGCGGCGTACGACAGGCCACGGGGTTGTGAGCACCGGAAAAGGCCCGCGTACGCGTCTAGGAAAGGGGTTAGGCAGCGGCGGTCAGTTCGCTTTTCAGCGGGCACCGCAGCCGAATCGCGGCCCGCTCCTCCGGGGACGCCGGCACCGTGTGCCCGTGCCGAAGTTCCCGATGGATGACTGCGAGGTCAGCGAAGTCGTAGTACACCCGCTTGCCGATCTTGCGGAGTTGGCGGGCGTTGTAGCGGAGCGCCCAGCACCGGATCGTTGACGCTGCCCGGTCAAGCCGGTCGGCGGCCTCCACAGCGGTGACCGGTTCCACGTCCTCTGCGGGGGGCATCGAGCACCCCCTTGACATGCAGAAAGCCCCCTGAAGCCTGGGCTTCTGGGGGCACACGTGTTTCCTGCGGGAAGTGTTGCACGCCGGACCAAAATCCGCAATTCAACGGTCAAGAACCGGCGTGTTGCAGGTCAGGACGCCTGCCGGGCCTGCCGTTTCCGGACAAGCTTCTCTTCGTCAACCATCAGCATCCGGAGCCTGTCCCCGAGGTACTCCGATCCGCAGTTCCGGCAAGCCACGTGATCCTCCATGCCGACCGTCCCGTCCCAGCGGCGGAGGCGCGGAACATCGCAGTCCCAGCAGGGGGTGCGGAGGTCGTGATGCTGCGGTGTCCACCCCAGCCGGGCCAGGGCACGGTGGTGCAAGTTCAGGATCTCAATCCCGGCTTCCACGCCACCGAGGTCGGCGTTGTAATGCAGCCAGTCGCCGTCGTGGACGAACACGTCCGCCGCTTCGGGGACATGCTCGTGCCGGGCGAGGTCGAGGGTGCGGCACATCGAGTCCGCGGGGAGGGCGAGGAGCGCGTCCACATGCGCGGCGAGGACGGCGCAGGCGACCTTCACGGCGTGGCCGGCGCGGCGCTGCCCGGACACGTCCGCGAGCTGAGCGGCGTCCCGGACCCGTTCCTCCCACGAGGTGAGGATCTCGGTGATCTGCTGCTGGAACGCCTCCACGCCGGTGTTGATCGGGATCGGGGCGGATGCTCCACCGCCGGACACGCGTGGCCCGTCGCTGCGGGTTTTGTCGCCGATGCGGACCGCGAGTTCCACGAACCGGCGCGGGAGGTCGTTGAGGCAGCGGCGGATGCGGGTGACGTCCGCGTCGCAGAACGCCCGGTACGTCTGCGCCGGGACCGTGACGTGCTTCCCGTCGTGGAGGACGGTTTTGCGGGCTGCGCAGTGCTGTCCCCGTGCGCAGTCGTGCAGGCCCTCATCGGGCTGCTGGTTGCCGGTCATCATTCCCCCCCATAGGTTCGGCGCGCTTACGTTGGTCCGGTTGGTGTGCAGGTCAGGCAGTGACCTCGCCCTCAGCCGTCGATCGGGCACGGGACAGCGCTCAACGGGTCTCCTTCGGCTTGAGGGCGGCGAGCAGGCGGTCGCGGCTGGCGAGGATGTCGTCGCCGAGGCGGTGCAGGGCGTCGAACGCGGCCTGGTTGTCCTCCGAGTGGGCCCACTTGCGGCGGTGTGCTTTGGCGGCGTGCGTGGTGAGGGCGGCGACGGCCTCGTCCCGCTGCCGCTCGGCCTCGTCCAGCGCGGTCAGGAGGCTGTCGGGGTCGTCGACCTGCATCCGGTACCGGGCGGCGAGACGCTCGGCCTCCTCGGCGCGCTGGCGTTCGCGGTCGATGTCGGCCTGCATCCGCTGGGCGGTGTCGACCTCGGCGGCGAGGATGTCGTGCTCGACGACGTGCAGGACGGCGTCGGCGAGGGCCTCCGCATTGGCGCGGATAGTCGTCTTGGTGAAGGTGGAGAGTTTGATCCCCTTCTCGTGGGCTTGCTGGGAGGCGGTCGCGATCAGCGCTTCACGGAGCCGCTCGCGCAGGTCGCCGGTGGGCGTGCGGTCGGTCATGGTGACTCCCCTCCGAGGTTCGGGTACAGGTCCTCCATGGACTGGCACGCCGCGACCACGCGCGCCACGACCGCCGCGTCCGGCGGGATAGGCGGGGTGGGCGCTCCGCCGCTGGCGTACATGGCTCCCTGGACGTAGCCCATGACGGCGGCCTCGCGGACGAGTGCCCGCTCCCGGTCGGTCATCGCGGCGAGCGCAGCGTCTACCCGCTCGGCGCGCTCCTGGTCGCGGGCGGCGACGTAACGGACGATCGCGTCCGGGAGCGCACGGTCCCCGGTCATGACTCGCCCCGCGCATCGAACATCTGCCTGATCCCCAGGGCGATGCTCAGGAGGTTGGCCTTGTCAGCATCGGATAGGTCGGCATCGGGCACCTCCCGCTCGATTCGCTGTCCCAGGTCGCGGACGAACTCCTCGCGGACCTGCCGCTCGTGGGCGGGCAGCACGGCGGCGAGGATGGGGCGCAACTCCTCACGGTGGGACGCCATCGAAGGGTGCGCCTCGAAGTCGCAGTACTCCTCGATCAGTTCGGCCCCGCTCTCGGGCGAGCGGCGGGCAAGCTCAGCGCGCCATGCCAGGTCCAGCAGTTCGTCGGGCACGTCTTCGTGCTTCATCGGTCCTCCAGGTGGACAGTCAGGTCCCCGGCCCACTCGTCCGGGGTGCAGTTCGGGGCGCACTGCCGGACACCGCCACGCGGGTCCGGGACGTCGCCGTGGTGCCGGGGGATCAGGTGGACGTGCAGGTGGTCGATGCTGCGTCCGGCGGCCTTGCCGTCGTTGATCCCGATCGTCCACCCGTCCGGGACACCGAACTTCGCCTCAATGAGGTTGCGGGCGTAGGCAAGGACCCCGTACAGCTCGGCGGACTCCCCACCGTCCAGATCGAACAGCGACACGACGTGCCGTTTGGTGACGACCTCGACGTGCCCCGGATTGGCCGGGTAGGCGTCGAGGCGGATGTACCAGGACGCGGACTCACCGAGGACGGTGTGCGTGGAGCGGTCACAGAACAGGCAGCCGGTCACCGGGACCCCCGCAGGTGCACGGCGCGGTGCGCAGCCAGATCCCCGCCACGCCGCGCCAACGCCGCCAACACACGGTCCTCACCCGGCCGCCCGTACCGCCGCTCAACCGGGGCTTCCACCGGGCGGACAGCGGCAAGGGCGGGGGTGCGGTGCCAGCGAGGACGACGCGCCCACACCGCGGAAGCAGCAGCGAGGATCACCGCTCCACCTC